TGTTTAGAGAAAGTCTCCATAAGGTTACGCAAAGCGGCTTGAGCGTTAGGTGTGATGTAATCACACTCATCTAAGATTATAATCTTATAATCTTTGAAACCCATTGTGGAAGCAAACCCACGAACTTTAGTACGAACTGTATCCACACTATTTTCATCTGAAGCATTGATATACATATAATCACATTCTATGTTATTGACCAATAACTTAGCGAGAGTGGTTTTACCTGTACCAGCCTTACCATATAATAAAAGGTGTGGTAAATCTCCACTCTCAAGATATACAGATACTTTGCTTTTGAGATGTTCATTCCCAATGTAAGTATCCAACGATGTTGGCCGGTATTTCTCAACCCATAAACTATGTTCTAATTTTTCCATTTGTCATCCTTTACTTCTACTTTAATTACTTCATCAATGAACTCTGTATCCTTTGGATAGTCCATCGATGGATGTTTTAATATCTTATTAAAATTTCTATTCTCTTTTTTATTACCGAGAAAGTAAATGTATCTATGTTTTGTGGTTTCTCTTTTTAACCAGAAGTCATGTCCTATAGCCTTCTTCATCTTATCAAGATTATTAGAACCATACATAGAGTAAACATTTCTACTATGCATCCAATCATCTTCTTCGTTTAATCTTAATGAGTAAGTCGGCATCAACTGAAAACTACCACAACCTTGATAAATCCAATTAGTAGCCTGATAGATACAACCATCATGTGCTTGTTCAGGATCAGCGTAAGATATTAATACTTTAATATCAGGCGAATATTCTTTTAACCATTTGAAACTCTGCGATATAACATAGGATTCTATATTCTTTCCATAACCATCATGTATAAATAGTCTCTTCAATTCCAAAACATTCTTATTTTCTAATACATCTTCCGTAAACATAGAAGATACTACGCTTCTACCAACTGGAAAACCATAACAAGCTACACCAATAAAGTCATCGACATCTCCATCGAAAAACTTGTGGTTGTCTGACTTGTAAAAAACACCAAGAGTGTATCTACAAGCCGACATTACACCACTATAATGGTATTTTTCTATCATATCTTTGGCCAGTTTTTTATTGACTGGCCGTAAAGATACTTTAGATTTATCTACATAAGATTCCATTATACATCTGTATCAGCAACCAAGTAATATGTAGCATCATACTCATCAATCTTAAAATTGATACGAGCCAAACCTTGTGAACTTACTTCTAATGTAGCACTTTCACATTCTTTGTTAGCCACTAATACATCTCTGAACAGATTAGCATTGAAAGAAACATTCTCAATCTTATCATAAGATTCTGTTTCTACAGGAAGAGTAACACGATTAGTGTTAATCTCAGCATAACCAATAACAACCTTTACACCCTCATCATCTGTGATGACTGTAAAGTTATCTGTATCAGTTAGAGCACCTTTACCTGCAACAAACTTTGACATAAAAGATTTGTCAACTTTAATCTTTACCTCAAAATCAGGTATAGACTTTAGGTTAGGTGGTGAACTGATAACAGACAAATCTGATAACATATAATTGACATCAGACTTTGTATCTGATATTTTTAATGAAACAGCTTTGTCACCAGCTTTGGTTAGGTTCATTGAAATATTCTCTGATAGAACAGATAGAAGTTTAACAAGCTGCTCTGTGTTATACACACCTAAGTCAGCTTCATCAAAACTCCAACCACTCATGGTTAGTTCACCAAGTAGATTCTTATCACCTGTAATGAATCTAGTAGAAAGAGAATCTCCCTTACTATTAATCACAACTGATGAGCAGTTCCCACCAAGATAATATTTATCAATGAATCGGTTTAACGAATGTTTATTCATTTATTACTCCTTATTAGTTAATCGATATATACATATATACATATCAAAGTTATTTATCAAAATCAAAAAAATCTTTCCATAGATGTCTTTTTATTTACAGGCTCATTCCATTTTAGAGATTCATAAAACATCATTATCTTCTTCTCTAACATTTGAGCATACATCTTTTTATAATCTATGTTAGCTTTAATAAACTCAATTATCTGTGGTGGGTCTTCATAACCTTTATAACCACAAGATAATAACCCCAAGTCATTCTGTTTAAGATATACCCACTTAATCTTTTCAGAGTTACTTATCTTCTCATACTTCTTACCAACCCCAAAGTGTCTTAGTAAATCATTGTATGTTATAGCAGCTTTAATATGAGCAGGTGCACCTTTAGCAAACTTTGTAAACTTACCAGCTTTACCATCGGAGTATTTAGATAGATTATTTATGCCTGTTGGCATTGCTATCCTATCAAAATCTACCAACTTCATAGACTCCTTGAAGTTTATTATCCTTTCGTCAATCTTATCCTTGGGTACAGTAGCTAAGATATCTTCCAACACATCTTTCAGTAGTTCACCCATAGCCTTTGGAAAGTTACTACGAACTAAATCCAAACCCTTTACATGTAGTTTGTTTACCTTAACCCCATTGTCATTGATAATTTTCATACCATATCTTTTCTTAACAATGAACAAGCCAGATTTAGCTATCAACTCCTGCTTTATCTCAAATCGATGTTTGTCTAAGTTTAGGAACTTCTTAGCAAAGTAATCATAAGAGTTATTTAGAAACCCCTGCATCTCATCAGCTACATCCAATATCCTCTTACTCATCATAGTCTCACTATCGAAATCCATAGTAGGAAATCTCTTCTTAACCAATGGAAGAGCTGAATAGAATACCGAATCTGTATCGATATATATACAATAGTCCTTTGTATCTCCTAACTCTTTATTATAAAAGTGATTACCAATCTTTCTAGTAAACTTAATCAATTCTTGACCTGTAAGTGTGGTAGCCTCAGCATTATCTAAATCATAGAACCTAAATACCGGTAAACCTAATACACCATACAATGAGTTTAGAACCACCTTCTGAATCAACTGGCGACTTTTGAAGTATGTATATTTTTCATTATCTCCAGCATCACCAAACTTTTTCATCAACTTTCTGTACTCCACACGAGTATCAAACCACTTCTCTAATAATGCTGGAATCAATCCTTTCTTATCACTACGATACAGAACACCATTAGAAGATACTGAAACTTTGTTTTTATCAAAGAAATCTTTTAATTCTGTTTCAGTAAGTCTACCCATCTCTTTATCATTCTGTATAAGAGTATATGTCTTCTTAGTTCCTTTCATAAACTCTTCTACATCCCAACCATTTAATTTACCCATCTTTGTTTCTGGTGAAATATTAAGAGACATAATAACTGATGGATACATAGATGTAATATCCAAATCAAATACCCAATCGTGTTTACCTCTTTGTGGCGGTTGAACATAAGCACCAGCGAATTTTTCGTCATCATTCTTCATTACTCTTGGTGGTTTATTTGGAGCAACTACACCCAAGTTTTTTAGGTATACCAAAATAGCACCTTCTAAATATCTTGATGAGAAGTACACATCCTCATAGGGAACATGGCCTACATGACATACACCACGAGCCATATCGATAAAGTCTAACTTATCGTGCAATCTCTTTACAAGTCTAACATCATGAATGTTATACTCCACAAACTTATCTATATTGTTTTCATACAAGTCGTTGAGTGTTCCACTATACTCAACCTTCTTTTCACTAAGTTCATGTTCAGCTACAGCATCTAATCTGTAAGAGGATAGTTGAGTGTATGTGAATAGTTTGTATAGAGCTAAGTAATCTAAACAACTAACACCAGCAAACATAAACCTTTTACGATGCTTGTTCCACTTTACCTCTCTTATTGGTGAGATTAAATTAGCTATATCAGAACCAACAATCTTACAAGCTCTATTGTAGATATAAGGCATGTCAAATGAGTCTGAGTTCCAACCTGTAATGATGGTTGGTTTCCAATCTAAATATAATAGAAAAAATCTTTGTAGTAAATCAAACTCATTTTCAAAGGATTCGATAATCACATTATCTTTTGATTCTAAAGTGAGTTTCTTTTTATCATCTAATACTAAACAATAATACTCATCTTCTTCTGAGTTATGAACTGCGATAGCAGTTATCTTATCTTTGGAGTCTTCTGGATATGGAAAACCATCTGTAACCTCTACCTCAATATCAATTGTCATAATACGATGGCCTGTAGATAATTCTTCAGAGTCAGCATATTGGTCAACCAATGTACGAGTTTCTGGCGGTACATCTGATTCAAATAAATTAGGTGTCTCTGGATCAAACCTGTAAACTTTTCTAAGTTTGTCTCCATATAAAGATATGTGTACACCACTTCTATCTTTTACATAAGCATACCTTTTATACGGCATTGTGAAATAACCTTTTTCGTCATCCCAAATATGAACTGTTTGTTTTTTATTATCGAAATAACAATTTTGATACATTTAGATTATATAATCCCCATTTTCTATACTTAAAGCTACGAATAAATTTGATAAAAGTCAAGAGTTTTTTGATAAAAAGGGGGGAAATAAATTCCCCCCAAGTTTACCATTTTAGAAATTGACAGCAAGTCCTAAGTTAAAACTTCTTGGAGAACCAAGAAATACTTCAGCGTTATGAGCAGCGTGAACTTTGTCACCAAACCCATTATACTTACTATTGTCAACAGCGTCTTGAACATAAACATCATCAAGAACGTTAAATATATGACCACTAAGTGTCATATCTAAACCAGCAATTTCTGGTAGTTTGTAAGATAGATGTAAATCCATTTTACCGTAAGATGGAGTTTTCCATACTTGTGCTCTGTCAGCATCACCATCAACCTCACGAGAATCAGGAGACCAATCTGAATAGTGGTTATCATACCACTTATAAAGACCTTGTATTCTTAATCCATCGATAGGTTTAATAGTTAATCCACCAACATAAGCAGTTTGTGGCATGTCACCAACCATTAAACCATCAAGAGCATATTCATACTCTGTAGATGTTTGTCCAATGATTTGGTTGTCATCGTTATATTCCATCTCTGTATAGTCACCTTTAGCATCCCCATCGAAATACCAATCACCAACACTAACTACTACATCTAAGTCAACCATTTCGTGAAGAGCAACTTTCGTTTCTACTTCTACTCCACTATGACTTTGATTTACACCAGTTAGATAAATGATATCAGTATCACCTGAGTCACCTTGACCTGTTGTTACAGATTTTGTAAGGTTTCTATCTTTCCATTGAGTATTGTAGTAACTACCCTTAATGGATACTAAACCACTATTATACTCACCACCGACTTCCATTGATGTGAATTTCTCATTATCAGGATCTGTAGATACAGTTCCATCATAAGAAATTACATTATCAAGGATTGGCGGCTTCTGAACATATCCAAGATTAGCGAATGCAGATAATCTATCGTCAAGATTATATCTACCACCACCTTTTACTTGGAAAGATGTTATAGCGTCAGCTTCAACAAGTTCTTTCTCTACAGAGAAATGGTCTTTATATGTATAACCGATGGTTGAAATACCACCCATACCATAAAGATTGAACTTATCAGCATCATACTTACCTTGTAAGAAAGCACCAAACCAATCGACAGTTGTTTCATTGTGATAAGCAATCTCATCACCTAATCTAACAACTTTACCATCAGGTGCGTTATTATCAGCGAAGTCTACATAATAGTCTCCACCAAGTAAGTCACGAACTTCTCTAGCGTGTTCTATACCAGCGGTTCTCCAATCAATACCAATCTGAACTTCAAGTTCATCTGATACATCATAGTTTAACTTTGAAATCAAACCGTAAGTATCTTGTCTATTGATTGAATTACGAAGAATACCAGTAGAACGATTTTCGGTATCAGAGAAAGCAGAATCTACATTAGCAGAGTTCTGTGCAATTTCTCCATCCCAATCCCAAGTCCAAGGTGAAGATGAATACCATCTTTCTCCCTCAACTGCAGGTTTTCTACTAACACTTCCATATGTACCAGTACCACCACCTGAACCACCACTCCAATATAGAACAGAACTTAATCTAAGCTCATCACTTATATCGTAGAAATGATTAAGGTTAACAAGAGGTTTATGGAAGAAGTTCTCTCTTTCATTTAAGAAATCAGAACTAAATCTATCCTTTGTTTTAGCACCATACATATACCAATACTGTTGTCCTTTATAGTCGGAACTAATTGGAGCAACATTTTGGTTAAAGAACCTACCAGCTTCAGTTTCAAACTTGTTACCAGCAACATAAGCAGAATCATCATACCCATCAATACTACCTGCTAACTCTTGTGAGTAAGTAGCAATATTCTGTTTGTATAAATTCTGTCCATGTCTTTGTGGAGCACCAATAGCATATAGTTCAACCCTTTGGTCATCACTAATAGCATATGATGTTCCTAAGTAATAAGCCCAAGCGTCTGTCCAAGTTCCATCAATAAACCCATCACCAGTTTTACGAACTATCGCACCACCGATTGCTAGTTTATCATTGATAAGACCTGAGTTGTAAGTCATAGTAGTTTTTAGAAAACCACCTTCACCTACTTCTTGTTTGAACTTACCACCTTTTTCCATAGCAGCAGGATCTGTAATGATATTCATAGTTCCACCAATAGATGGCGTTGCTAGATTGACGGCTGATAGTCCTCTTTGCATCTGAATTGAAGAAGTAGCATCACCTACTCCATCCCAATTAGACCAATAAACCCATCCGTTCTCCATATCATTTTGGGGAACACCATTAATCATAACAGCAACGTTTCTTTGGTTGAAACCACGAACATTAATACGAGCATCGCCCGCACCACCACCTTGGTTAGTAGCATATACACTCGGTGTAGTATTAAGAATCATTGGAATATCTTGACTACCAAGTCTGATTTCCATTTCAGCTTTATCTACAGTTGTATAAGCAACAGGTGTTGTTTCGTCAGCACGAGAAGCAAGAACTTCTAATGCAGACATTGCAATAGCATCCATCTCTAATGAGAAATCAGCTATAGCGTCACTTGTTGAATCCACCATAACTACTTGAGTTACAGATGAATACCCTATGAATGAAGCAACTACAGTATGTTCACCTAAAGGTACATCAATACTATAGAAACCATCATCGTCTGATACTGCTCCTAAGTTTGTACCATCAATGACTACGTTTGCTCCAACCAAAGGTTTACCTTCACCACTAACAACTCCTACTACCGAACTTCCCATAAGGAAAATTGGAGTGAAAGCTATTAACAGCCAAGATAATAGATTACGTTTATTCATAAAACGTCTCCTCTTTTGTTTTGGTTAAGACACATTTTTGTATAGGTGTGTCGTCTGCCTATCCGCAAGTTTTTAATTAGCATAGTCTTGGTCATCATTATCACCAGTTAATGGTTCACCTGGTATTTCACAACTATCGTTGTTACAGAACTTATCGACATCAGCCTCTTCATTTTTGATTACACCAAATGAAAGTTTACCAAGTTTCTTAACTTGTTTATTGTACTCTTTCTCATCTATAGCTTCATACGGCATCTGTGGATATGCTCCGTAATCATGTCTTGGTAAAAGGGATATACCTTTTAGATGATATTGATAATAATTTAAAGCGGGTGCGATTTGTTCACCCTCTGTTTCTGGATTGAATGTAACCGTACAACTTACTTGATTGTCTGCCCAATGTCTTTGCATGAAAGCAGCTAAACTGAATTGTTCCCATATCGATAGGTCAGCCGCTGTTCTTATTCCCTCTCCAACATCTACTGGTACTTCAACAACCATTGTAGTATCCTCTGAACCAAATGCAGGTTCTATTTTATATCCTGCTTTTTCCATAGGTACTAATAGTTCTGAATGTTTTGAAACCCTTATTCTTCTTATATAAAATCTACTTTCGGGATAATGTAAACCTGGAGTAGAGCCAGCCAACAATGAAACTGTTCCACTTGGTTTAACTGATGTAGTTTTGATTGAGTTTGGTACAGCAAACCAATCAGAGTACATATCATCCCATTCTTGTATGACATCGTATCCATCATTTAACCACTCCTTTAAAGTTCCCAATCCTCTATGAGTGATGAACTGAGCGATACCACTTACTGAACATCCTATTCTTCTGTTTCTTAACATAACTCTGTTAGTCTCTGACCAATGTGTTCTACCAAGAGTTACTGTTTTAGCATATAGATAAGCATACTTTAGAGTTCTCGCATAATCTTCAAAGTCATCATGATTATCAGGAAAAGTTTCTACTAAACAACATAACTCATATGACTCCAATGTTTGTTCTAAACAAGGATTACCACCCATAGCTCTATGGTCTTTATCATCTCCACCATTCTTCATACGAGAATACTTTCTCATATTATCTAACCAAGCAAAACCTGGCTCTCCGTTATCTACTATTCGTTTGGCAGCTTCAGTATAATCCATACCCAATTCTGCAAATATACTATTATTACTTGTCCATCCATATTGGTCTCTGTGTGGGTTTACTTCATAGTTTTTTAAATCTAAATATTCTTCATTATCTGGTTCACCAAATACAATCTCAGCTGTTCTTCTGACATTACCAGCTACAACACATTTACCTATAAGGTTCATAATATCAACAATTGTAGTGATTGTGATTGGTTCTCCACTATTCTTTTCTAATACTTTTCTGATATCTTCATGAACTTCTTCTAATGGTTCATAACCACTAGCAACACCACCGAATCCACTAATAGGTTCACCAGCGCCTCTTATTTTCGAGTAATCAAACTTCATTGAAGCAGTTCCATGAAAGTAACTTTCTAATAATAACTTTAGAGACTCTACCCAACCCTCACGAGTATCAGGTATTTCAAACAATTGTTCGTCTCTACCTTTATCTATTCCTTTTACTATTATCTCACCAGCCCCTTTAGTATCAAATCCTACACCAACACCTAACATACTAGCATCCATAAGGAAACAGAATGGTTTTGAATAATCTTCTTTTATTGTTTTGGTTGATACAAATGCACAATTATTAAGAGCTGCATACAAACCTTTATCTTCTGTGATTGGTGTACCCATAGCCCAAAGTCCTCTACCTGGTGGTAGGAACTTCATTGTAAAAATTCTTTCATACATATCTTGAGCACTCTTCTGAGCCTGCCATGCATTCCAACCTAACTCATGAGACTCAATCCATTTCTTCTGCATTGAGTATGTACCTTCTACAACCCTTTGTACAGTTTCCCACCATCTCTCGTTCTTACCATCTTCTTTGATTCGTGAGTAGGTTCTCATATAAACTAATTCACCTAATCCGTTGAAACCAAATGGTGGCTTTTTTCTTTTAAATTTATTTATGAAATTTTCTGATAACTGAAATTTTTCCATCGTAACTCCTAACCTGTTTTTGTTTTTTTGTACACAATATTAAATATAATATATACCAATTCTTATTACTCGAATCCACCCATATCTTTATATTTTTTTGATAAAGTTTGTCTTAGGTATTCTTCTGAATTATCCATCTTACCTTGAGCTTCTTTCCCACCCTGCGTTGAAGCCTCATACACTTGTATGTTGCCTGTGTTCGTATTGATTTCTGCAGGAAATGTTATTCCATCAACACCAAATCTATTTTTAATTACATGAACTCTACCTGTGTTTGCAATCTTATCTTCTACCTTACGACTAACAGACATAACAAAGTCAGCAGTCATCACCTTACTATAATCTTCAGCTACTTTACTAGCATCAATCACATCTTCTTCTAACGAACTTCTATTTGCCTGTGAAGCAGTCCATATTGGAATATCATACTCACCAGCCATACCACGAAGATTTTCATAAGTCTCACCTGTAGCATGTCTCTTCTCTTTGTAGAATGTAGTTGGTTTTAGAATATCAGCATAATCAACTATAACAGCATCAGGTTTGATTTCTTGTATCTCCATCTGTTTAAGATGAGAGGCTAATGTGTTTACCGAAGCAGAACGAGTTGGATAGTATTTTATAATCAATTTACCTTTTAGTCCATCTATAACTTTCTGTACATCATCTTGATAAAACTTAATATTAGCAGTTGGTGTACCACTAAATACTGTATCATATCTTAAACCAACATAAGCCTCATTCAATTCTAATGTATAATGAACTACAGTTTTACCTTGTCTTACCAGGTGAGCAGCTAGAGATTGTAAACACCAAGTCTTACCAATACCAGCAGGCGCAACTAATACACCTAACTCACCACCAGCTAATCCACCATCCATTACATTGGTAATAGAATCCCAAGGTGTTGGTAGTGTCTCTCTTACTGATTCTGTAAGTCTGTCGTTTAGGGATATAATATAGTCATGTCCTAAATCTCTTTCACTACCAGCTTTCATAGCAGCATCTATTAATACTTTTATTTCATCATATTTTTTTTGTTCTAATAAATCAACTGATTGCATAATCGATTCTTTGATGACTTGGTTTTTACAAAAACCTAATGTTTCTTGTTTCACAAACTCTAAGTCTGTAGCTTCTATATTTCTCCAAGCATCCTTTAGATTTTCTACAACAGATACTTTTAGAATCTCATCTTCCATCTGATTGATTTTTATTTTGAGAACCTCTAATGTAGGAGCTTTTCTAAACTCCATAAAGTATTTACTTATTTCTTTTGTTAACCATTTATTTGCATCTGAGTCAAAGTATTCTGGTTCTAATATATCACTTATAGTTTGTATAAACTTATTATCCGACAATAAAGATGAGATTACCTTTGATTGAAATGTCGGGCCGAACTGATTAAAATTTTCACTCGCCATATAGTTCTCTTCTTTGCTTTTCCTTTAATTCCATTTGTTTCTTCCTACGATAACGTTCTCTAGCTTTAGCTTGTAGAGCCGCTCTATTCTTATGGTAATAGTTCATTGACCACTTACGTTGTGCTTCCTTTTTTTCTGACTCTGTATTGTATTTACGTTTTCTTCCCATTTGATTTCTCAGCCATTTGATTGAGTTTAGCAAAACATTGAACCAACCAACTATCCATATTTGGTAATGTTGCGAATAATCTATCCTCAATAAATCTTTTTTGAAATTGTATTTTATTTAACCCATTGATAGGTTCTCTGATTTTATCTAAGATTTTAGTTTTAGAAGAAGTACTGATATCTACTTCATCTAACTGCATCAACCTATAGTTTCTTTTCAATAACTCCTCACTCTCTTTGAGCTTTTCATCTTCTTCAATAATGTCATCTATATTAAGTATCTTGTCTTCGAGCAAAAGTGGTATTTTTTTTTGAATAGTTTTCAAACCCCACCCACGAACTCCATCTATGTTATCAGACTTGTCACCATCTATTGACCTGTACACAGCAAAGTTATGAGATGGTATACCATAGTCCTCTAAAACTTTAGGAGGATCGTACATCTTCTTTTTTGTTGGTGACCAAACTGATACTCTGTGATTTACCAACTGAAGAAAGTCTTTGTCTGTAGACATCAAAATTATCTTGGATGTTTTCATAACCTGTTTGGTAAGATAAGCCATCGTATCATCTGCTTCTATACCTTCAATAGTAATCGTTGTGATTGGAAGATAATCTAAGTAATCTATAACCCTAGTCAATTGCATCTTCATAGATTGATGTTCATCTTCTTTATCATTGAAATCATAGGAACGATTAAGTCTTTCTGACATATTCCTACCAGCTTTGTAATCTGGAAATAGTTTCTTTCGGCGGTTAGACCCACCCTTACCATCAAATACTATGACAGTTCGAGTAGGTCTAATAGTCCTAATAGCGTATCCGATTGACCTTAGAAAACCAACTATTCCCCCAACATGAGCACCGTCATCATTGAGAGTTGGTATAGCGCTAAAACATCTTATGAATGTATTTAGTCCATCTATAATCAATACTTTGTCGTCAGGTTCTTCTGAATCTAACTCACCGCCTTTTTTCTTTATCTCATCGAGAATAGAAAGGTATCTAGCATTAGTCACCTAACACCTCTTCTGTAATCTCTACATCATCGATACCTAAATCAGCTTTGGTGTATTTGAGTATGACTTTATCACAAATCAATTTGTAACAATAGTCTTTGAACTCTTCGTCTTCTAACTTCTCAGCCCAATCCTTAGATTGAAACTTAATCTCTTCACCATTATGGTCTTTCATTGTATACCAAGCACCACCGACTTTGACTAAGTTATGGTCTTTAAGAACTTGTAACCAACTACCCTCATCATCTACACCACTTTCAAAGTACAGAGGAAACTCTGCTTTTCTAAGTGGAGGACCCAAACGATTCTTAATCACTTGTGCCAGAATAGTCATACCGATTACATTCTTTTTAGTATCCTTTATTTGACCTTTATTCTTTAAACGAATACGAGTTGATGCGTGAAAAGGAAGAGCCTTACCACCTGATGTGGTATAAGGATCTCCAAACATAGCACCTAACTTTACCCTTAACTGATTTGTGAATACCAAAGCTACTCTTTGTCTACCAATCATCTGAGTAATCTTTCTCATAGCTTTAGATATTACGATAGCTTTTGAAGTAGCCCAACCATCCTTATCAAAGTCTGCATTCAACTCAACCTTAGTTGAAGCAGCAGCTAATGAATCTACTAAGATGGTTACTAACCTATCTTTATCAGACTCACGAACTTTGGTTACGATTTCTTCAATAGCCTCAAAGATATCTTCTACGGTTTCTAAATGTAGATACAACATATTATTTATATCAACACCTATAACACCTAAAAATTCTTCACTAACGGCTGTCTCTGTATCTATATAAACAGCGACACCGCCTTTCTTTTGAGTTTCTGAAAGTAGGTGAGCACCCACTAATGATTTACCACTACTCTCCAATCCGTTCAGTTCTGTAATCCTACCAACTGCAATACCACCATTAGGGCGATTTGAAATTGCTAAGTCTAACATTGTTGAACCTGTTGAAATGAACTCTTTGATATCTGTTGGTGTTTCTTGTGCGCCATCTAAAAAATAAGCAACCTTATAATCTTTGAATTTCTTATTTAAAGAGTCGGCAAGAACCCCAGCTAAATCGTCTTTAACTGACATATATTTCTCCTATTAGATAGTGGGTGTGTCCGGCTTTTATTCCTAAACTGGATGCACACACTCGGTTTTATTAGTGTTGGCTTCAACACCCACTACACTTTATTTACTTATTGAATAACTCATCAAATGCAGCACTAGCATCTTCAACTTTTGCTGTTTCAGCTACTACTGACGAAGCTTCAGTTTGAGTTCCACTCTCGGTTGATGTATCATCTGGATTCAACCAAGTGTTAAGAACATCTGTTAGCTCCTCATAAGATAATTCCTGATATAATTCAGTAATGTCTTTTTGGTTTTCTAAGAGATTTTCCAATTGTGCTTTATCCTCTACGATAGGATTCTGATTAGGTTTAACACGAATGGTAGTCTTAGGAAAGGAAGCACCACTTTCTTCAGCAGTAATAAACTCTACTGAAACATCACGACCACTTACGGCATCTGTGATATCACCATAGTCAGGGTCTGCAATTACTGAAAGTAGTTCTTGATAGACAGTCTTACCAAATCCCCAAAAACGAACACCTTGAGCTTCTTCACCTCTAACAATAACAGGAGCAAAAGTTCTCATTTTGGCTTCTAACTTACGAGCCATCTGATACTCTTCTCTGTTTCCACTTGTTTTTAGTTTCTGAGCAAACTCTTCAATTGGGTCTGGACGACCAAAAGAGATTGGTGAAAGATAGGTTTTGTTATTCAAACCGAAATGAAAGAACAATTCAATGAAAGGATTATCCTTATTATGTTTGTAAGGTAACACTCTAATGACTTGTTTTCCTGGTTGAGGTTTCCATAGGTTTGAAGTCCTATTGTTTGTGGTTTGTAATTGATTAAGACGCTTACGAATAGAATTAATATCCATTTTTTATTCTCCTTATTTTATTAGTTATTATTCATTTGTTAGTTACATCATTCTGTAACCAATAATATATATCACCTGAAATAGTGAAATACAATTATTTTTTTAATTTTCTTTATGATTTTTTGTATCAACGATGCTGTGTATTTTTGTCGGTATTTTATTTAGTCCGTTCTCATTAGTTAGTAGTAAACTATTATAGTAGTCATCCCAAGGTATAGGAAATCTTTTATCAAGCACACCACCATTTAGTTCTCTGATGACTTCGTTGAGTGCGTTGATTGTATATAGTGTGTTGCTTTGTTTCTTTCTATGTAGTGATATTGTATTTGGAATATCTTCAGGATGATTATCACCATCGTACTCAACATTGTAAGTACAAATTAGTTGGTTGTGGTCTTTACCATTCTGAAATACATATATCTTATCGTAGAGTATATCATTACATAAAATGATTAGGTCAAGAATATCGTTTAGATTTTCTTTTTGAGTGAATGTGCAAAGTAGTTGTGTTTTCATTATTTACTCAATTTTGAATAAGGATCGAATTGTTTCCAAGCATTGAATCTAAATATATCCCTTTCCTCTTTCCACTTCAAATATTCATCATTCATTTCTTTTGCTTTCTTAGACATACCAGCAACTGATTCTGGTTCAGGATTTTCAGAATCCCATTCTTTCATCTTTTTATTTATGGTAGATTGTTTTTTACTCATTGAACCTGGAGCTTCTTTAGCCGCTTTAATAGCATCTTTAATATCTTTCTGTCTTTTTATCTGACCTGTCTCATACTCCCTAGCTATCGATTCAATTTCAGAGTTTACATTCTCACCATCTTCTTTACTTAGAACTAATCTCGCTTCTTTTAAATCTTTTATAAATTCAGGTTTGGATTTTATAGCACCACCACCTGCTCTAACCCCATCTCTAAATTTTTTATAAGCATCTTCATAACTACCCATCTTTGTTTTTTCTATTTTACCAGTTTCATAATTTTTCTTCAAACCCCAAGTCTCTGGTTTATCTTTCATTGGATTTAACCATCCATCTCTATTATTAGCCAACTCTACTTCTTCACCATTATCTAAAGTAACTTTTTCTGTTCTACTCGGATACCTAGCTATCTGGTTATCTTTATTAACTTCGTTATAACCATAAACTAAATCATTTATAGATATTTGACTCATAGAGTTCAACATATTTTCTGTTAGGTGAATATCATTACCATTCTTTTCAAATTGAGTTTTCCAAAAAGCTCTATTTTCAGCAATTATAGAATTTTTAAATTTATCTGAATCAACTTCAGCATCATATTCAGATGGTGTTTTATAACCATCTCTTTCTAAGTTAGCCCTAACATCCTCATCTGTTTTCTTACCTTTATACTGATTAAATCTTTCTTCCATAAACATCCAATTAGAAGCCTCATCTTTTCCACCATTTCCTAACGAAGTGATGTGGTCTAGCTGCGTTTCAGAGAAAGGAACTCTTTTACCTGATATTGGGCTTATACCACCTGTTTGTATGTAAGCTGTAACAACTGCTCTA